CAAATCCGCCAAATCGTCACCGCTCATGACATCCCCTACGAGATTGTAGCCACGGCGGCAAACTACGCAGTCAGTCAAGATAGGCGGCGGGATTTAGTTGGTTCAATCGGGCAACGCATGGAAGAAATTGGAGCCATCGTAAATGAGGATGTTGATTTTGTCTCCATGGGGTTGATGTGGACGGTTGACCCTGAACAGCATTGGGCGATGAAGCGGGACGAACAGGCGGCGTCATCTTCGGCGCTCAATTGGGTAGCGGCTGGAATGACACCACAGGCGGCTGCGTATCTGCTTGGAATCACAGAGGAAAGATTTCCAAACGAATTGATAACGAAATACGGTATTTGGCGCGTTACAGAGGAGCCAGAGCCAGAAAGCCAAACCGACCCGACCGACATCGGCGGCGCTTCACCTGTTGCGGAGGATATGGACGGTGAAGAGTCAGACGATAGTATGAAGGCGCTTGAAGCGGGGCAGTTTAGACGATGGCTGAAAAAGCGCACCAACCCCGACCCGGCACAATTCAAGGCGTTGTATCTATCTGACAGTGACAAGCGTATGATTATGGAATCAGAACCTGAACCTGAATCGGTAGACACTGGCGACGATATGAAGGCGGCATTTTTCGAGACGCTGGCTAAGGTTGAGGCGGCGTTAGTGGCATGATTAACACCTACACCGCCCTGCTAGAATTAGGCGTTACGGCTGGCTACATTAAGGCCAGCGGCATACCGTCCGATCATCCCCATCGGGCGCTATTCGCACGGTTGGAAAGCAACGCCCAAAACGACATAGCGGCGGCGCTGGATGTGTTGAGGCGTGACACGTTCAGAGGCGTCAAGAAAGATAACCCGCATCAGGCGCTTGTAAACTTACGCAGTCAAGAGACAAACGAGCGGCTAAGACAAGCGCTATACGTCGCACTACTGCCCACACTTAATGCTGCTTCAGCGTTGGCTATCAAAGAATTAGAGCGGCAGGTATTAGGCGTCAAGGCTATCACCGACTTCGGCTTTAATTGGGAATTGGTGAACGAGAAGGCGCGGGAGTGGCTAAAAAAGCATACATTTGGGCTGACATACGCCAATGTGTACAGCATCACAGAGACAACGGCGAAAGGTTTGCAGTCTGCCATTGACGATTTCATAACATCGCCTGACATGACAATGCCACAATTGACGGATAGGGTCGCTGGATTATTTGACGTTATCCGCGCGGAAATGATAGCAGTTACAGAGGTAACACGTTCGTTTGCAGAAGCCAATCGCGTAATGTGGCAGGAATCGGGCGTTGTATCTGGTAAACGATGGCAAACGGCATCAGACGAAATTGTATGTCCTATTTGTGCGCCGCTTAACGGTCGTGTAGCGGCGTTAGGTGAATCTTTTCCGGGCTTTATTGAATCGCCACCAGCTCACCCGCGCTGTCGGTGTTGGTTGACTCCCGTCGTTGATGTTGATGAGGTAGCCTCATGACAGTCACCATCAAAGGTATGGACGCGGTAAGCCTGAAACTTCGCAACCTGCAAAACTTCACGCAATGGGCGACGCCACCCATGCAGAAAACCGTTGCTTTACTGCATGATGAGATAGCCAAATATCCCACAAAGGCGGCTGGTGCTTTTAGTCGCTATGCTACGCCAAAGCAGCGCCGGGCATATTGGGCAAAAGTGCGAAGCGGCGAAATAGGCCATGGTGCTGGCGGGTATATTCGCACCGGCACATTAGGGCGTAAGTGGGTGACGAAAGTTGAGAACAGTATAAACGGCGTTAGGGGCGAGGTGGGAAACAACACGGGCTACGCTCAATACGTGCAGCAATTAGCCAGCCAACAATCATTTCACAAGGCGAGTGGCTGGACTACGGAAATTGAGGCGCTACGCAAAACAGAGAAAGACAGGAACGCAGTTTGGCGGGTGGCAGTCAGGCGCATTATTGACAAGTAGTTGCCTCATGTGCTAGACTTTAGCCAGTGTTTCATAATGAAACATGACAATTTATAAGGCAACCGCCGAGATAGTAAGAAAACTATAGCGGGTGCAAGTGGAAGGTAAAATACCTATGCTTGCACCCGCTTTTTGTTTTGAGGACGGGATTATGGACAATTCACTGAAAGCAATTTCTAAATCTGATGATGAAATTGTGGTAGCAAATTACATTGTTATGTTTGGAGGTCGTGACCTGACAGGTTCAAATATGCCGGGGTTCAAAACACACGGCGCAAACCTAGACGGAACACGCGGGGAATATTTTACCCCAGAAACAAATATAAAATCCGCTTATACACAAATCGGAGTATTTCCGGTTGATTGGGAACACGGCCAAATGGAAAGTCAGGGAGAACCAGGGCGTGAGGCCATTGGTTATGTTGATTGGAAAACGGCCGTCAAGGATGATGTTGGTTGGTTTGTACATCGTGTTTTGAACCGCAGAAATATGTATGTTGCTGCATTAGATGAGGCCGGTTTGATTGACAATGGGCTAATTGGCACATCTAGCGAAGCAGACCCCACACGAGCGATGGTCGGCAGAAATGGCGAGATTGTATCGTGGCCTATTACAAAGGACACGTTAACCGTTACGCCGTTTGACCCGCGCATGATGGGAGAGAATGCAGTAAAAAAGATTGAAAAATTCAAAAGTTTATATCCTGAACTGGCGGCGCTGCTGCCATCAGAAAAACCAAATCAAGAGGTGATTGAAATGAGTGAAACAAAAGAGCAGGTACAGCAGCCCGCCGCAGTTGATATGACTCCTGTGCTGGATGCCATTAAAGGCATTGGCGAGCAAGTGAAAGCATTCGACGGACGTTTGTCTGCCATCGAAAACACGCCGGACAATGATCCGGGCGTAGCCGCTAAGGGTGTGACCATCATGACTGATACCAGCCATTGGAAGTATGACAACCTTGGTGCTGGTGAACTGGCTATGGTTATTACGTCCATGCAATCCGCTCAACGAAGTGGATTGACACGGCGCGGATTGTCTGACGCTTCTGTCAAGGCGTTGGCTATGCGCTTGGAAAGTGACGAACGCAAAACTGATGAAGGCTACGGTGAAGCTTTAGGGCTTATGCGTAAAGCCGTCGGCAACGTCAAGGCCAACGAACTGAACCAATCCACATTAACCAACTATGGCGATGAGTGGGTAGGTGTCGCCTACGGTACAGAGCTTTGGCGCTCGATTCGTGAAGGTACACCGATTTTAGAACGCCAAATGCGTTACGCCGTGCCGCAACCAGCAGGAGCAGAGACTCTGTATTTCCCGTTGGAATCAGCCGACCCGACATGGTATCTTGTCAACCAATCAAGCGCGTTGACTTCTAATCCTGGCGGTATTGTGACAAACACCGTCACCGCTTCCAAGCTGGGCAGCGCAAACCAACCCCGCACTATGGCTAAAATCGGGGCGCGGGTTGTGTATACTGGCGAGTGGGAAGAAGACAGCGTCATCAACGCAGTGGGCGAGCTTCGGCGTCAATTGGTAGAATCTGGCATGGAAATGCTGGAATCCTTACTAATTAACGGCGACACTGCCACCGGTGCGACCACGAATATTAACGACATCGCAGGAACCCCAGCCGGTAACGAGTATTGGCTAGGTTTGAATGGGTATCGGAAATTGGCACTCGTGACCAATACGGCAAACGCCCGTGACGGTGGCGCGTTGGATGAAAACGATTTCTTGGAAACCGCAAAGCTGATGGGTGTTGCAGGTAAAAACGCATTCCGTAAAGACGGCGTAGCGTTCATCCCTGACGCTCATACCTATTGGAAAGCATTGACCATTCCCAGCGTCAAGACACGCGACGTAAACAGCGCGGCAACTGTCGAAAATGGCGAGTTGATGCGGATTTGGGGATACGATGTTTTACCATCGTATCAATTCCACGCACCGAGCTTGGGCGCTGGATACGAATTGAAAGCCAACACCGCTGGCAAAATCGACCAAGACACCGCCGCAAACAACACGACTGGCTCTCTCTTAGCAGTCCGCTTTGACCAATGGCGTCCGGGCTATCGTCGTCAAATGACGATGGAAACGACCCGCATTCCTGCAGCAGATGCTACTGAGTTAGTGGCTCTCATGCGCTTCGGTATGATTTACCGAGACACCGAAGCAGCCGCAATCAGCTACAACCTGACAGTCTAGTTTTTTGTGACATCGAAGCAGCCGCAATC